ATTTTTGAAGAAATATCAGACAAAGACCCGAAGCTTGCTGAAAGCTTAAAGAGATTTGCAGAAGAATTTGCAGAAAAAATTCAAAATGAGAGAGGAAATTGATATGTTATATAACAATAATACTGAAGCAGCGGTGTTAGCAATGGAAAGAGCCAGAACCGGAAATTATGGTGAGGATGCATATCCTGACTATGAAGAATGTGAGGAAAACGAGGAAAATGAGTATTCTGAACAATTTTATTAAATACCAGACTCAAATTGAATTTAATCCTGATAAGGTTGAGGATATTTCAGAGTATGTAAAACGGCAAGTATGCGGAAAAAAATTAGTGCCGCAAATACAACAAAAAATTACTCAAAGAATTAATACGAAAATTGATGAAATATTTCACAATCCTAAAATAAATTTCAGTTTTTCTGAAAAACAAACGGAATTCTGGGATAATTGTACACATAGATGGAATGTCAAAATCGGTGCAACCCGTTCAGGTAAGACTTATCTTGATTATTTTCTTATTCCGCTTCGGATAATGCAATGCAAGGGTCAGGGATTAATTATCATTATTGGCAATACTCAAGGAACTGTAAAAAGAAATATCCTGGAGCCAATGCGTTCAATTTGGGGTGATGCCCTTGTAGGAAATGTAAGCTCTGACGGAATAGCAATGTTATTTGGAAAAAAGGTTCATATTCTTGGTGCTGATAAAGTATCCCGGGTAGAAAAGCTGCAGGGTGCCGGAGTGGAATACTGTTATGGTGATGAGGTTACCACCTGGAATGAAGAGGTTTTTTCTATGTTAAAATCCCGACTTGATAAACCAAATTCAAAATTTGATGGTACTGGTAACCCTGACCATCCTTCCCATTGGTTCAAAAAGTTTTTGGAATCTGATGCTGATGTATATGCACAGCATTATGAAATATATGACAATAAGTATCTTACAAAGGAATTTGTAAAAAATCTTGAAAATGAATATCGTGGTACAGTATATTTTAAAAGATTTATATTGGGTTTGTGGGCAATGGCTGAAGGTGTTATATATCCAATGTTTACCAAAGAGAATAATGTACTTGACAGCTATACTCCACCCTCTGATGCTGAATACTACATTTCAATGGACTACGGTACCTTAAATCCCTGTTCAATGGGGTTATGGGCTTATGACAGAAAAAATCAAAGGGCAGTAAGAATAAAAGAATTTTATTATGACGGAAGAAATTCTAAAAAACTTTATACTGATGAGGAGTATTATGATGAATTGGAGAAGCTTGCCGGTGATAGGATAATTCAGTATATTGTTATAGACCCATCCGCTGCATCCTTTATTGCTACCATAAGAAAAAAGGGTAAGTTTGCCGTAAAGAAAGCAAAGAATGAAGTCCTTGACGGAATAAGAAGGACCTCAGTGTATTTGAGCAAAAAGAATATTATGATATGTTCAGAATGTAAGGATGCCATAAGAGAGTTTGGTCAATATGCGTGGGACACAAAGGCTTCAGAAGATAAGGTTATAAAAGACAATGACCACGCAATGGATGATATAAGGTATTTTGCAAATACTGTATTGAGGAGAGAATTAAGAGATGTATAATACAACTGATATTGAACGGATTTGCGGTGTTGAGGTGGCTATATCACCTGAACAGCGTAAGGCTATGAAAAACTGGGAAAATATGTATAAAACAAAACATAACCGTCCTGAAGGAGAACGAAGCTTAAATCTTCCCGCTGCCATCTCAAGTGAAATAGCAAGGCTTGTTTCTTTGGAGATGCGGTCTGTTTTAACCGGCTCTGAAAGAGCTGAAAGGCTAAATGAATTCTATCAGAAGTTTATAAGAAAGCTCCGTAGAGAAATTGAGTATGCCGCAGCTTATGGCGGTATGATATTTAAACCGTATATATCTGATGGCGAAATTGCGGTAGATTGTGTTAATGCAAATGAATTTTATCCCATCGCATTTGATTCAAATGACAGAATATGCTCTGCAGTATTTAAAACTGTAAAAACTGTTGGAAGAAAATATTATACAAAGCTTGAATTACACGATTATTCGTATGGTCAGGAAAAAATAAAAAATTTTGTTTTTGTTTCATCAAATAAATTTGATATTGGTAAAAGAATTAATCAGAAGAATGTCGCGGAATGGTCCAAGCTTCCTGATGAGGCTGTTATAACCAATATTGACCGCCCTCTATTTACATACTTTAAAATGCCGTTTGCCAATACTGTAGATAAAAACTCACCATTGGGAATAAGTGTTTTTGAAAAAGCTTGTGATTTAATTTGCGATGCCGATGAACAGTATAACAGACTTTTGTGGGAATTCAAATCTGCAGAAAGAGCACTTTATGTTGATGGACTGGCAATAAAGCGTAATAATGAGGGAAAGTATGAATTGCCCAGAAATCAAGATAAACTTTACAGAGTTATAGATACCGGAAAGGAAGATTTCTTTAAAGATTTTTCACCCACAATCAGACAAGCGGAATTAAGAGCCGGACTTGATGAAATCTTAAGAAAAATAGAATTCAATTGTTCTTTGGCTTACGGAACTCTTTCCAATGTCCAGAATGCAGACAAAACAGCTGAGGAAATACGCTCATCTAAACAAAGGAGCTACGCAGTAGTTTGTGATATTCAGACAGCTTTGGGGAAATGCTTATCTGATGTTGCGTATTCAATGAATGTATGGTGTACTCTTGCAGGGCTTGCCCCTAAAGGCGAATATTATATAACTACTGAATGGAATGACAGTATTTTAGCTGACAGAGCAAAGGAATATCAGGAGCGGATGAGCTTACTTACCTCAAATATTATACAGCCCTGGGAAATGCGTGCCTGGTATTTTGGCGAAGATGAAGAAACTGCAAAAAAGATGTGTCCTTCGCCGGAAGAGATTTATGAAGAATAACACAGGTGATACAAAATGGATAATTTCAAAAATCCCTTTGATGTTGTCACGGCTCATAAGCAGTTAGAAGAAAGTATAATAAGAGAAATTGTTAATCGGCTTTTAAAGACCGATATGACAATTACAGATACGGCAGCATGGCAGATTGCTAAAGGACAGGAAGCCGGAGTATTATATGAGAACATTGTAAAAGCTGTTGCCGATTCACAAGGAAAGCTTGAGAGTGAAATTAAAAAAGCTTTTGAAGCTGCAGGAGTAAATGAAACCGGATTTGACTTTGACGATGCCGTTAGTGAAAGAATTGATAATGAAAAATTAAAAAAATATTCTCCTCAAATGAAAAAGATTTATGCTGCAGCGTTGAGAAAATCAACAACTACGGCAATTAATCTTACTAAAACTACAGCATCTGCTGCAGAGGTTCTGTTCATTGAAGCTTGTGACCTTGCACATAATCAGATACTAACAGGTGTTTTTACATATCAACAGGCTATTGCTAATGCCGTCAAGCACGCTTCACAGCGAGGGGCGACAACTATTGAATATCGAAGCGGAATAAGCAGACAGCTTGATTCCGGTATCCGTTCTGCAGTTATGACAGGTATTAATCAGACCATTGCAGAGCAAAGATTAATGGCAGCGGATATTTGTGGTACCGACATAATGGAAATAACGGTAACAGCATCCGCAAGACCAGAACATGCAAAATGGCAAGGTCGACTTGTTTCACTTTCAGGCAAAAGCGGTTATTTATCATTATCAGACATTGGATATGGTGAGGTTACAGGAATATTTGGTGCAAACTGCAGCCATAACTGGCGGCCGTTTATTGAGGGTATATCACATAGAGCGTACTCTGATGAAGAGCTTGACAAGATAAATAGTATGACAGTTACATATAACGGTGAGGAAATGCCTTTATGGAAAGCACAGGAAAAGCAGAGAGCCGGAGAACGAATTATCAGAAAACAAAAGCGTGAGCTTGTGGGTTATGATGAAGCTCTGAAGAATGGTGAAAATCCGGAAATTAGAGCAAAGTTTAATCGGATAAGTATGAAATTAAAGAAAAATGAACAAAAGCTTAATGATTTCTGCAAGCAGACCGGACTTCAGCGTGACAGATTTAGAGAACAGGTATTTGCTGCTAATACAGAAAATGGTATTAAAAACTGGAGTAAACAGGTTTCTCAAAAAGCTGTTTGGGCTAACAAAAAGGGTTTGACAGGAAAATCTAACGGTGGTATAATCAAATCAACCAGAAGTAACACCAAAGGAGAACCTAATAGCATTGAAGAAGTTATAACAAAAAAAGGCGGTGTAACAAGAAATTTCTATGACGAAAATGGATTGCAGAAAAAACAGATAAGCAATAATGACCATGGCAATTCAGGAAAACATCCATTTGGTAAAAACGGAGAACATGCACATGATTACACTTGGGATGAGAATGGTAAGTTGCATCGTGGTAATCCAAGAGAGTTGACAGAAGAAGAAAGAAAGGAAAACGGTGATATTTTATGAAAAGCAAGGATATAAAAAACAGATTACAAGAAATTGCAGCAACCTTTGTTTTTGAGTATAATGGAATAAATTGTGGAGTTGACCCATATAGTGAAGATGAATACGAGTTGTGGTGTAAAGACGAGAGCCTGACTGTACATAGTATAGAAGATGTAATGAATACTACATTTTTTGTAGGAAAAAGTCTTAATGAAATATCTGAAGAGATTGACATTATAGAAATATAAAAAATAATTATTGCAATACTGCTTATAGTGAAAACTGTAGGCAGTATTTTTATTTTGCTCAAAATTGAGCTGTAAACGATTTTTACTGAAAAGATATAAAAGTAATCGCTTTTTAAAATCTAACACGATATAACGCAATCTAACACTAATCTAACACGGATAATAAAACAAGTTTATAGATTAAATGTTATAAAATTGCAAATCCAATAAAAAATCTCTCCAAAGCACTTTGCAAGACTTACCATATAAATTGTGATAAAATTTTTGTATCATATAAGAAAAGGAGGTATCTTCAGAATGAAAAAGGAAGATATTACAGCTTTAGGTATCAGCGAAGAGCTTGCCGATAAAATAATCGGTATGGCAGACGAAGACACCAAAGAGCTGACAAAAGCACTGGAAACCGAGAAGGCGGACAGAGCAACAGATGTTAAAAATCTTAACAAGACAATTAAGGATAATGAAGCTACTTACGAGAATGAAAAGCAGACATTATCCGGAGAACTGAACGCATTAAAGTATGCAAATGCAGCAAATGCAGTTTTAAATGGATTGGAGTTTTCTTCAAAGCTTGCAAGAGAAGCTGCATTTGCAAAGCTCAAGGAGAAGCATCCGGACCTGTCAGAGGACGGAACGATTGCAGGAATTGATGATTTTCTCAAAGAATTAAAGTCGGGACACCCTGACGCATTTAAATCTGCAGAGCCGGACCCTAAAATCATTACAGGCAGCGGAGGAGCATCAGGAAAAATGACAAAGGAAGAGTTTGACAAGCTTGGATATGAGGGCAGAACGAAATTTTTTCGTGAAAATCCAGAAGAGTATCAGAAGCTTACAGAACAGAATTAAAAATAGGAGGAATTAAAAATGTCAATTACAAAAACAACTGATTTAATTATTCCGCAGGTTATGGCGGATATGATTTCGGCAAAATTGCCGAAGCTCATAAAGGTTTCACCTTTTGCAAAGGTTGATGATTCTCTCTCCGGTGTACCTGGTGATGAGATTACAGTACCGCAGTATGAATACATTGGAGATGCATCTGATGTTGCTGAAGGTGAAGCTGCAGTTACAAGTACATTAAAAGCATCAACAACAAAGGTGAAGATTAAAAAGGCTATGAAAGCTGTTGCACTAACAGATGAGGCAGTACTTTCGGGGTATGGCAATCCTGTTAGCGAGGCTAATTATCAGATTGCCAAGTCAATTGCTGCAAAGGTGGATTCAGATGCAATGGATGCATTGTTGGGTGCTGCTTTAAGATATAACGGTTCTGCTGCACAAATCAAATATGCAGGAATTGTAGATGCGATTGATTGTTTCAATGAAGAAACAAATACTGAAAAGGTTATGTTCATACATCCTAAACAGTTAACATCGCTCCGTAAGGACAGTGAATTTGTTTCAGCTGATAAATATCCTCAAAATGTAATGATAAAGGGTGAAATCGGCAAAATCGCAAACACAAGAATTGTAGTATCAAAGAGAGTTCCTTTAAATGAGGAAATTATGGAGCAGTATATTCCAGCTGTTGCAGAGGATGATGGTGCATTGCTTGTTGTTGCTACTGATGCAGCTGAAGGCGAAGTATTATTGTCTGAAGTTTTGGAGGATATAGTAAATGCAAAAGCCGGAGATTATGTGAAAATTCTTTCCGGAATAAGTGCAGGAAAATGTTATTGCAATCCTATTGTCAATATAGATGAAGATATTGCCGATGAGGACGCACTTCCTGCATTGACTGTTTATGTTAAGAGGGATACTAATGTGGAAACTGAAAGAGTAACATTAAAGCGTTTAACAAACATTTCAGCAGATAAGCTTTACACAGTAGCTTTAACAAATCTTTCAAAGGTTGTGCTTGCTTACTTTAAAAAGTAAATAACAGTTAAAAATAATTTGTGCGAACATATGTTAAAAAATAAGAAAAATGAGAAATCTTGTGTGGGGAGATTTATGGACTAAAGGATAAAAGAGGCGGTGAAATTTATGATATTATCTTATGAAGATTATTTGGATTTGGGTGGTACATTAAAAGACGCCGCCTTTGATATGATTAATGTGATGGCTGAAGCAAAAATAAAATTGCAAATACGAAGTCAATTTGAGAAGATTACACCAAACATTAAATACTGTGCTTTTCAAATAATAAAGGTTTTAGAAGAAGCGGCAATGCAGGAAAACGCTCCATCATCATTTAATAATGATGGAGTAAGTGTCAGTTTTGCAAAGCGTTCAGATTCCGAAACAAACGAAAAAATCAATCAGATTATACTTGAATATCTGAATGAAGAAACTGACAGTGATGGAATACCGCTTCTGTATCGTGGGGTGAATGTATGAGCTATTATCCACCTACCTTTAATCAGAGCGTCACATTATTTAGTCAACATAAGCACCTTGATTCTAAAACCAACAGAACGGTTATCGTCTGGAAAAAGACTATACTAAAAAAATGCTTTTGGGGAACTGAAATTGCAAAAAATCTAAATGGCAATGTTCTTGTTCAGACAAACAGCTTCATCTGCAGAATACCGCAAAGCGACAAATACCTAATGCCATTGGAATGGTCAGAACGGGAATATGATAAGCTGTATGAGTATTTTTCGTTTTCTGTCGGTGATGTAATTGTTAGGGGAATTGTATCTGATGAAATAGATGATATTCAAGGCTCAAGGGTAAGCGATTTTCTTGAAAAGTATAAAGAAAATGCATTTACAGTTAAGACAATAACTGAAAATACTGCTATTCCTTATGCTCCACACTATAAAGTGACAGGATGATGATATATGAAACTTAATATTACAGTTGAAGGAAAAATCAACATCCCTAAGCATATGAGAAAAATACAGGATGATGATTTCTGGAGATTTGCAGCTGGTGAGTGGAATAAGTTGTATACAAAATTTGTCCCTAAGAATCTTGGCCCTTTAAGTGAAAATGTCAGAATACGACCAAAAGAGTGTGAACATGTGGTTCCTTATTCTAAAAAGGCATATGAGAGTGATTTTAATTTTAGAAAAGACAAACATCCTTTGGCATCAAGATATTGGGATAAAGCTGCAAAACCCACAGAAGAACCAAAGCTTATTGATTCAATGCAAAAATATATAGACAGTGGGAGGTTACATTTGGATGACTGAAGATATTTTCGAGTCTGTTTATGATTTTATTAATACTTGCCCTTTGGTTGGCAGTGATATGTATTTTAATTTTATAGACCAGGGCAATACAGGGACAAATACTTCACTCCTTCCGGTTTCTTACGGAGAGTTAATCAAAGAATATGCAGACGGTGGGAAGCTTCGGAAGGTTTCATTTGAAATCAGACAGGTTAAGCCGCTTGCTCAAAATTCAAATACATTACAAAATGTAGAACAAATACAGCTTGTTCAAAAATTTATGAACTGGATTAAAGAACAGGACGAAAACAAAAATTATCCCGATTTTGGGGAAGGTACAACAATAGAAAAAATGGGATTTGCAAAAGGTGTTGTTATGCCGGCTCTGATAGCCTTTTATGATAACAGTGCTTTATATGGTTTCCCATTTGAAATAACATATACAGAAAGGAATTGATTTATATGGAAAAAAGAGTTATCCGAAGTGATATAAAATCATTTTACGGCGTAGGAGCCGGAGAAAATCCTGCTTTTACAAGAATGCAGGGTTTTACGGAATTATCAACAAGTAAAAATCCAAAAGAACACAGTGTTCAGTATGTGGATGAAGCACATGAAACAACTGCTGTTACAGGATTTTCACCATCAATGGCATTTACTCTTGACAGACTTGATGGAAATGCTGTACACGATGATATTGTGGAACTTTTCAATAACGAGGCAATCGGAACAGATGCAGAAAGATACATTGTGCATGTGGATTTTACAAAGAAAAATGCTGATGGCTCTTATCCTGCTATTAAAAGAAAATTTGCTGTTATCGGTGACAGTGAGGGTAACGGTACCGACGCTTATCAGTACAGCGGAACTTTTAAAACTGCCGGCTCTTCAATAAAAGGAAGTGCAACAATAACAGAGCCTGAAGATGGTAATCCTGAAAATGTAAAAGTTATAACATTTGCAGAAAGTGCAGATGCAGCAGATGAGTAATCTGAATAAACCGCAATAGCAAGGGGCGGTAATCCGTCCCTTAAATTTGTATAAAGTGAGGTTATAAATTATGAGTAAAAAATTCGTTTTGGAATTTGAGGAAAAGCATCATATTTTAGAGGTTGATGGTATTGAATATGAGGTACCTCAAAGAACGCCGGAAATTGAAAGAGAGATAAAGCGTCATGATGAGGATGCTATAAATAATGATGAGTACGAAAACAACATAAGAATGCTTGAAATTTTATTCGGTGAAGCTGCAGCTCATCAGATGTTCCCTGATAAGGACAGCACGAATCTTGACAAGCTGTCCCGATGTGCAATGATGGCAATATCAGCATATTATGCAACACTTGAAGATGAAGCAGTACGAAGAAGAAATGAAAAGCTGCAAAATGTATCACCGATAATAAATGACCTTGAAAAGGTAACCGCAGGAATAAATGCGGTAAATAGTGCAAAACGCACCCATAAAAAGAGAAGATGAGCCTTTTGACAGACAAATTGCCGGAGCATATTACGGTAAACAATAGTCAGTTTCCTATAAAAACTGATTTTAAGCATTGGCTAAAGTTTACGCAAATCTTATTAAACGAGAAAAATGAGATAAAAATGCTAACAAATATCTGTTATGAGGTTTTTGAGGAATTGCCTAAAGCACCAATTAATGATGTGTTATCAGAGCTGATGTCCTTCTATTCTCCGCCACAGAAGATTAATTCTACAGGTAACGGAGAAAAACAAAACAGACAGTATGATTTTGATTATGATGCAGAGCTTATTTATTCTGCATTTATGCAACAATACAACATTGATTTGTTGACAACCAATATGCATTGGTGGAAGTTTAAAGCGTTGTTTGATAGTCTTAATGACGATACACAATTCATAAAGGTTGTGGGTTTTCGTGCTGTAAATCTTTCAGAGATAAAGGACAAAGAACAAAAGAAGTATTATGCAAAAATGAAACGAATGTATAAGCTTCCTGACAACCGGACAGAGGAAGAAAAAGAGCAGGCTATGAATGAAATGCTTGCACAGATGTTTTGAGGTGATTACAATTGAGAAAAATAATAAGATAATTTGTCCTCATTGTGGATATAAAATGCCTATATTTAAAGGACAAAATGCAAAAAGCGAAGGATTGTTTGTTAAGTGCAAAAATCCAAAATGTAAAAGAATATTTGAAATTAAAATCGAGTGCCAGGAATTAATATAATTGAGTGCCAGTGATTTCACATAAAGAGGTGAGATTGTTGGCGGATAGCGTAATTATTAAAATTGATGGCGATTCCAGAGGCTACGAAAAAACATTTAATAATATTGTATCTCTAACTAAAAAGGGTACAGGTATTATGGTTAAAGGGGCAGTTGCAGCGTCAACAGCTTTAGGAACTGCAACTGTAGCTGCATTGAAATTTAGCGGAGAGCTTGAGCAGAACATAGGAGGTTCTGCCCAGGTATTCAAAGAAAAAGCTCAAGAAATGCAGGCAACTGCAGAAAAAGCATTCGATACTATGGGTTTATCTGCCTCAGATTTTTTGGCAAATGCAAATAAGATTGGTGCATTGCTTCAGGGGTCAGGGTTTGGAATTCCTGAATCAGCACAGCTTGCAACAAATGTAATGCAACGAGCATCTGATGTTGCTTCAATTATGGGAATTGAAGTCAGTGCAGCAATGGAAGCGGTTACCGGAGCTGCAAAGGGCAACTTCACAATGATGGACAATTTGGGAGTTGCTATGAATGCCACAACAATAGAAGCTTACGCTCTGGCGAAGGGGATTAATACTTCCTATGCAAGTATGGATAACCAGCAAAAGGTTGGACTTGCAATGGAAATGTTTCTTGAAAAAACAGCTTATGCTGCAGGAAATTATGCCAGGGAAAATGAAACTCTTGCAGGGTCATTAAATACAGCAAAGGCAGCATTAAAAAATTTTATGTCCGGTGCAGGCTCTGTTGAAGATGTAACAGATTCATTGTCAAATGCTTCAGAGGTCATTCTTAAAAATATTGGTGAGTTACTTCCCGAGCTTGTAGAGGGACTTGAAGGGATTGTTGACAATCTTATCCCAGTACTGCCGGAAATTATATCAAAGCTAATTCCCTCAGTAATTTCTATTCTGGGGTCCCTGATAGAAAACATTGCAGATATGACACCGGAGCTATTATCAGCAATCTTTGAAGGCTTAGGGGAAGCTGTTCCGGTATTACAACCGTTGTTAACTTTGATACGAACATTAACTGGTGACTTTGAAAACTTAAACGCAATAGTTATTGCCAGTGCAACTGCCTTTCTTACCTATAAATCTGCTATAATGGCATTGGGTATTATTCAGAATGTGAGCAAATGGCTTTCGACCGCTCAAGTGGCACTAAATGGATATACCGCTGCAGTTGCGTTAAATCAAAATGTTAGCGTTCTTCTTGCCTCAACATTAACACCGTTGCAGCTTGCGTTTGGTGTCCTGACTGGAAAAATTAATCTTACAACCGCTGCAACTTTAGCATTAAAAGCAGCAAAGGATGCTTTGTCCGGCGGTGTTGGAATTCTTATAGGAATAATTGCAGCTGCAACTGCAGGTGTTATAGCTTATGGAATTGCTCACAATAACGCATCTGAAGAGATTTGCAATTCTTTAAATGATATTAAAAAATCACATGAAGATGCAATAAGCTCCATTGATAAAACAGTTTCATCAGAACTTGCTGAAGCAGAAATAGCACAAACTTTAAAAAAGTCATTATATGATTTAGAAGACCAGATTAAAAGCGGAACTCTTTCAGAAGAAGAGGCACGAATTGCACAGGAAAATTTTAATATTACGGCAAATAAGCTTAACAGTATTATTCCTGGTATCATTTCAAATATGTATAATGAAAACGGTGCAATAAGTATTCAAAGAAGTGAAGTCGACAGTTTGACTAATGCATATTATGATTTAGCTGTTGCAAAGGCTATGGCAAATGCTTATGAGCAAAAGATGACAGAAACAGCAAAGAGTCTTATTGATGCAAAGGAAGCACAAAAAACAGCACGAAAAAATTTTCAAGACACAGCAAGAGATGCTAACTCAAAGTATAGTCTTTGGGAACTTCCTAAAATGCTGGCAAATACAACTAATCACACTAATGCAAAAACTGCTTTAGATAAAGCTAACGAAGCCGTAAACAAATATACTAAAGAGTTAGAAACTTATAAGGATGGTTGGACAGAAACCACCAATGAAATTGAAAAGCTTATATCTCAATCTGTAAAAAAAGTTGATAATGGTAACGGAAAAATGGTTGAATCCACAAAATCCGCTGCCAAAGAGCGGAGTGCTGCAGTTGAGGAACAATATAAAAAAGAACTTCGTGACTTGCAATTTTATCACGATATGGGTGAAATATCAGATGAGGAATATTATATTGCTCTTGAAAAATTCCGTGATAAATATTTTGAGGAAGGTAGCGAAGAATGGCAAAAATATACTCTTCAGATACAGCAATTTAATGAGGAGCTGGAAGAAAAAGCATTAAAGAGCTTCAAAGATTACGCAGAAGAACAGACTAAAGCTGCTCAAAAGAGCATAGAGGAAGTTCAGAGCGTAAAAGAAAATATGGAAAGCTCCTTAAAAGCCTATGGTTCTTTGTTCAGTCAATATGAGCTTTCAACAATTGAAATTGGCGGAGTTGATATAACACCAACAGTAACGGAATTATCAGATATTGCCCTTCAAAATGAAGAATTAAGAGAGTATGCAAAGCTTCTTGAGCAGTTAAAAGGCCGTGGAGATATTCCGACAGGAATCTTGTCAGAAATAAGTCAACTATCTGTTGGTCAGGGAACGGCATTTATAAAAGAGCTTTTGAAGTTAAATAATGCTGAATTTGCTACCTATATGTCAGAATGGGCAGAACAACAGGAATTGGCAGCGGAAATCTCAGACAATTTTGTTAATGATGAATTTACAGAATTAAAAACAAGCCTTGAGGAAAAATTCGGGACCGTTCCGGAAGAGTTCTTTTCAATAGGTACAGATAGTGCTCAACAGTTTGGCAGCGGTTTTATGGAAAAGCTTCAGATTGTTCTTGACGAAGCAAAAGCCGCAGTATCAAACACACTGTCTTCGATAAGTCCTCGATTATCCTTTGCAGGAGGAAATTACGGAGGCGGCGGTAACAGTTATTCATCTACATATTACATTCAGCCATCCAATGGTGAGAGCACACAATCGCAGTTAAAGGCAATTAAAGATGCCCAGGCTTTAGAAGAAGCAAGGGGGAAATATTAAAATGAGAGTTGAAATAAAAAATCAATACGGTAGCTTTGAAATGGGTGGTGGAAATCATTCAACCGCCCGAATTGAAAATATAACCGGTCTTGGCTTGCCCATTAAGGAAAGTAATACAATAACCTTTGCCGGACAACCAGGACAAATGACAGAAAGTGTAAGGGATTTGAGCCGTACTATAACAATCACTTTTGATTTTTATGGTGGTCAGCACGAAATTGAAAAGTTATATAAAATACTTTACTATTCAGTTGAGCTTTGGTTTACTTTTGGTACAAGACGAAGGAAAATAACCGGAAGGTGTATAAATCCACAAGATGTTGAAACGATTATATTCCGCAAACATTACAGAGCTGTTTTACAATTTGTATGTGATAATCCGTATTTTAAAGATTTTTATGATACCCAAATTGCTGTATTTAGTGTAGGTAATCAATTTCCTAATGTATATGAAAACGGAGAATGGTACATACAATTACCGGCAGTTGCGACAACAAGAACTACAACAGCAACCATAACAAATGATGGTGATATTGATATATACCCAATAATCAGAATACTACACAAGGCATCAGATGCATCATCAAGCAGCGGCTATGGTGTTGAGGTATCAAATCTGACTACAGGTGCAAGGATTGTAATTAACTATCAGACATCTGCAGGAGAGGAAATTATTGTGGATTTACCACATAGAAAGCTTATTTCTAACATTAGAGGGAATATAACAAATTATATTTCCAATGATACAAATTTGAGTGCGTTCATTCTTGCTGTAGGAAAAAATGAAATAAAATGTATCAGTAAGAATGTAAGTGAAACAATGTCCGTAACAGTTGAATACTCAAATAATTATCTGATGGCGGTGATGAAATGAATAATGATATTTTATTCTACGACTTTAATTTGAATTTATTACATATTTTACCGCCGTTTTCGGAAGATATAGGATATTCTTCAGTAAATACTACAAACGAACTTAACAACAGCGGAGCTTTAGAATTTGTATTTTGTGATAAAGAGCTAAAGACAATCATAGAAAACTCACCGGATAACATTATTGTGGTGTGGAGAGATTTTCAGGGTTTTATTACAAGCTATAAATTTACTGATAAAGAAAACCGGATTTTCGGAATGAGCCTGAACGGACTTCTGCATAGAGTTGTACTTCCTCCGCTGTTTAAAACTGTTGATACTACAGATGAGAATGGTAACACAATACAAGAAAAGCAAGCTGTTTCCGGTACAGTCGAAAGTCTTGCAAGAAGTGCTTTATCCGGTGTTAGCTGGCTGAGTTTAGGAAGTGCAAAGGGTTTTACAAATACTGTGTCATATCAGACCAGTAAGTATATGAAGGCTGACGAATATATAAGAAACCTTATGGAACTTGATTCTGCAGGATATAAGATTAAGCTTGATATTTCTAATAAAAAGTTTATTTTTGAATGTATAAAGCCTAAAGAAAACAGCTTGATAATAAGTGAAAATAACCTTAATGCTTATGATTTTGAAACAATATATAACAATAAAAACATTGCCTATGGCGGCTGGTATAAAGAAGAACAACCTAATGATGCTGATGGTAATCCGGTTGAGGCAATATGGAAATATATTTCAACATCAAGTAAATCAGGAATATATAAAATTGATACTGTTTTAGATGCTGAAACCAAAACGGAAGCATTAAACGAATTAGCCGCTCATAAAAGTAAACTTGAAATAACAACAAAAACGAGAAATATTATACATAATGAGGATTATATTATAGGTGATATAGTCAGAGTTCAGAACGGAAACACAACTGTAAAAAGAATTGTTTCAGGTGTTAATATGTGGAACGAATCAATATATGGCGAACAGCCTATTTTGAGTGAAATGGAGGGAATTTAAATGGCAGAAGTAGCCACAACCATATTAGATGAGCAGGAAGTCACAGCAGCGGTTTTAAATGATATTGCTATTGATTTGGGTGCAACATCCTTTAATCATTTTGGAGAGGACAAATTTGGTGCAAGTGAATTAAATGAAATTACAAAGGCTTTAGTTAATCCAGGAATATTGTTATCAGAGAATAGCTGTAAACCATCTGTTGAAAATGGAATACTTACCATTGCAACCGGCACAATTATATTTAATAGTGGAGCAAAAATAAAAATTACAAGTCCGTTAAAATTAACTGTATCAAACAGCACTTATATTTATGCACTAAACAACACCGCTTATAATAAAGGTGAAATTGTGGTTTCTTCATCTGCTCCGTCAGGAGATACTGTTATGATAGCACAAATTTCAGCAGAAGGCACTCTCATTGACAAAAGGGCATTTTCAACATTAAAAGTTACAATAACAACTCCGAATATTGTAAAGTCATTTTCGTGTCCTGAAATGACCTTATCACCGTATCACGAGGGAAGAACGAGATTAAGAAGCACGCATACGGGGGTTTTCGAAGGTGCTAAATATGTATCAGATGCAGGTACATGCTTTGAAATACAGAGGGTTAAAACTACTACTGGAGATGAGCTTACATATAAACAAAGTCCGAAGGCAGCATATGATAATAGAATATATGCTGCATACAATCTGATTGACGGTGTTCTTGAGAGATGGGTTTATCTGACCGGTCCTGCAACAGAATTATATGCAAGCGAAATATGGGTATTTTGAAATATGAGGTGAATAAAACATGACGCTTATAAATGGTACAAATATTGAGCATACACAAGGAGATACTTTCAAGTTAGAAATAGCACCTTTTGATAATGAAGAATTTGAAGATGGTTCAACTCTACAATTTCTTATTGCTAAAAATGAAAAACAAACTGCTGTCATAAATAAAAGTGTGGCATTAAGCGGTGATATATTTATAGTGGAAATTTCTTCTGAAGAAACCAAGTGTCTTGAACTTGAGGATTATATTTATAAGGCAATCGTACATTCTCCAAAAGGGGGAACCCTAACTCAAATCAGCGGAGATTTTATAGTAAAGTGGGGTGCGTAATATGCCAATTATAAAACCAATATCATCACAAGCCGCTCCCAAAATGGCAGCAAACGGTGAAACAAGAGTGCATAAAAATCTTAATGGATTAGATTTTGCAAGTAGCGGTCATACTGGATTTCAAAAAGAACTAACGCAAGAACAGTTAGATAATATTGCAGCGGTACCAAACAAGGCAGACACAACATATGTTGATAACGAAATACAAAAAGTAATACTTGAAACTATTAATAAAATTGATGAAGCATTTGATGCCGGAAGAGTTGATGCTAATTCAGAACATTGGGACATCATTCAGGATGATGGTGAAAGAAGAGACTACAGTTATGCATTTGCAAACTGGCGAGCTTCCAAGATTACACCAAAACATATTATAAAAGCTGAAAAAATAATGTATGCATTTATAAATTGCAAACAATTAACAGACTGTAGTGATATTATAATAGAGGTTATAAGTTCAGCTCCTCAAATGATGTATGTATTTACGAATTGCGTAAAAATGATATTTCCACCAACAATAAACATCTCTGCAGCTATTGTTAAAACATATATATCTATGTATGCAGGGTGTCAGAGCTTAGAGAGCGTTAAGGTGTACTGGGGCAACGGAACAAGCGACCCCGTAACACAGAGAAACAGCTGTCAGAATATGTTTTTTAAATGCTACAGCTTAAAGGAAATAGACTTCGGAGCAGAAAATACAGGAAGTCCACTGAATTTAGATTTATCCTATGCGGCAGAGTTAAGCAATGCATCGGTAAGCTCCTTGTTAAATTCGTTGCAGACAATACCCGAAGGCTCATCGGGAAAATATGAAATAATTCTTGCAGCCCAAACGGTTGAACGGCTTAATGCTGAAGCACCGGAGCTGTTAGACGGATTTAGTCAAAAGGGGTGGACGATAACCTCAAAGGACAATCAACCAAACACAGAAAGCGAGGAATGAGAAAAATGAGAAAAAGAATACTTTCACTATTTATATCAATTATATTTATAGCTACTCTTTGCCCAATAGCAATGGCAGCTGATGAAGACATAACAGTTAATGTTACGGTTACAGACATAACAGATTATACAAGCCCTATCAACATTTTAGTTGAAAGACGGCAATTGAGCGTGACGGATTTTAACCTTGCAGATTACGGTGACACTATGACCGGAATTATTGCTATAGAGGGCATTACATACCTACATGCACTTATACAGCTTCACCGTGAACTATATGGTGATGAGGCTGTTGAGGATAATATACTTTTAACAACCGATGGCGTGACTAAAATATTTATGGGTCGGTCTGTTGCAAATGTAATGTATAAAAACGGTAAGGATATATTTGCCCTTCCTCAATTAGTAAACATTAAGGACGGTGACGAAATTCAGGTCTGCCTATATGACGAAGGACATTCACAGGCGATTGCAACCTTTGAAGAAAGCCTTATTGACGGTGTGGCAGTTGGTGAGAATATATCATTAAAGCTTGAGCAGCATTACGGGTTCCCTCGTGACAGAGACCCTATCGAGGGAGCGGAAATCACCGATGAAAAAGGAATATATATCACAGACGAAAACGGCGATATTATAACAACCGATGAAAAAGGGAATTTTAATGTGTCTTTTAAAGAGCCTGGTACATATACAGTGTCTACAATGCCGCAGATAAATTATTATATTACTGACACTGGAGGCGGAGTTAAAATTGAATGGGTACCGGTAACAAAAATTGAAACAGTTGAGGAAGAAATCTACTTTGAATGGACTGATGCTGTAAATGACTTAAAGGCACATACAGGATGTGAAAATGTCCTTATATTCGATTGGGATAATATGAATAATGTCAACGGAAGCTATGAAACAATCTTGGTAGAAAAAGAGGTTACGACATTAGAGCCTGTCGAGGTATTTACAGCTGATGAGCTTACTCCGATGGTTACATATACAACCCCGTTAATAACAATCAATGTAACAGATAACTTGATTATTTACGAGGCGGAGCTATCAGGGACAAGCCTTAATATCAGCTTAAAAAATTCTGAATTTAACACAGGGCAGGATTTATGGGTTGCAGGCTATGACGGAAATAAAATGTCTGAGGTTAAGAATGTTGCAGTTACAAAGAATTATGTATCTGTACCGTTTGATAACCAGCACGAAACCTACAAAATAATGGCGTGGGGAAATAATTCAATGATGCCGATATGTGAGGCATACACCCTGGAGCCGCAAGAAGTGGAAGACACTTCTCTTGACTGGGACTATACCTTACCTTTGCCGGAAAATATTTATATAACAGAAAGTGAGGAATAACAATGGAAAAGAGCCTTGAACTAAAAACAAAAAAAGAAACTATAATCAGAACGATAGTTGCAGCGGTTACAATGACAAACTATATTTTAACAGCTACTGGTAAAAATCCTTTGCCGTGGAGTGAAACAGAGCTATATGAAATACTATCAGCTGCAGCAGCAGTAATATCCGAAATATGGGTATGGTGGAAGAACAACAGTTTTACAAAGCCAGCAATTAAGGCTGATATTTATTTGAAGGACTTAAAAGATAGATTTTTGTCCTGAAAGGAAGTGTCGATATGACTACAAATGAAAAGCGAAATTTGTTGGTAAATAAAGCACTGACAAGAAAAGAAAAAAATAGGTATACACAAGATGTTAATAAAAGAACACTTATAGAAAAAGGATATGGTGACTGTTCGGGGACTATATGGTATTGGTACAAAAAACTACTTGGAATTGACATCGGTACAAACACTGAGGCTCAAATTAATTCTAAAAAGGGTACACGCATCAATTTAACAATTAAGGATGGTGTCCCTGATGAGAGTAAAATGAAGAAAGGCGATTTGTTGTTTTTCAGAGGAAAAGATGATACACGAACGGAAGGTGTGGGTCATGTTGAAATGTACATAGGTAACGGTCAAATTTTTGGTCATGGCTCCGGCATTGGCGGAACAGTTAAGAATATGAGAACATATTGCCTCCAGCGTCAGAATTCAACAAGTACAACAAAGCTTAAAAACAGAGGTCTTATCTGTGTTAAAAGATTTATTTTTGATACTGTACCGGAAGAGTTAACCGAAGCAAATGATATTGTTTGGGAGCTAAAACATAGAGGTATTATTTCGGATGATAAGCTTTGGATGAGCAAATCGTGCGATATTAATATTTATTGGCTCTTGCGTAAATCAGTTCACTATATAAGAATAAAAGAGTATGCGTATAAAATTTACTCAACCAGAGCGGCAAAGTTAGAGAAAAATTCAGATAATGTATGGGAATTATGGTATAGAAACATAGTTTCAAATACAACACTGTGGAAAAGTCGTGGTTCTTCAGATATTAACGTATATTATTTGTTACAAAAGCTTGTTTACTGGATGAGAAAAAATGGTATTTAA